ATCCCTTCAGGCCAGGATTACAAACAGTCGCCTTCGTCGCAACAACTGGTCTAGCGTTTCATTCCCAGTCATCACAGCCCGCCCGGAGCGGGCTTTTTTTCGTCTCTACCATCCACTCATCGTCTTCTGCTAAATATTTTTATCAATTGCTTGACGACGACTTTAGCAATTGATACAGTCACTCCATTGCAGCGAGCTCAGCAACCGCCGAGCCGCGAACTGGAGAGCACGATGTCGAACACCGCCAGCAGCACCATGAAGCAACCGCAACCGCGTTTCGTCCTTGGGGTGGACCGCCTGTCGGTGGCTGACACGACCCGCAAGAGTATCGTCGACAAAACCACCAGCGTGCTGCTGTGCCGCACGACCAACAGCATGGACGCCGAGTTCATCCTCAATAAGCTGAACTCGCACGAGCGGCTGGTGGCGGCTCTCGACGATGCACGCGAGCTGCTGGCTCTGAACGGCATCAACAGCAACGACACTGCCGATTACGGCAACGGCCGCGCCGACGACATCATCGGCCGCATCGACGAAGCTTTGATGCTGGCGAGGGCCTAACCATGCCCCGCACCGACCGTTTCCTCGTGAGCGCCGACGGCATGTTGGCCGACTGGTTCGCGACACCCAATGCGCCAGCCAACTGGCATGACTGCACCGACATGGGTGTGGAAGAGCTACAGCGATTCGTGGCCGAGCGTCAGGCAGTGCGGCCGTACATCGTCGGCGTGGCGATGGGCGACCGCCTGTGCGGCGTCAGCGTGACCTGCCCGGAGTGACGGCCATGCTCTTTCCAACCACTAGCCGTGACTGGGACGGTGTTTGCCTTGTAGGGCAGCTCGTCGGTCTGCGTCTGCAGCCGGATGCGGACGGGAAGATCAGCGTGATGGTGATCGGACTCCCGGAGATCACCGGTCTCAACCAAGATTGTCGGTTGTCGTCGTGCGACGAACTGCCTTCGTTCGCTCCCGCCGAAATCCATGTGCACGACACGCGCCTGGAGTGCTTCGGTGCTAATCCACTCGCGCCGGTCCTGAGGACTGGGTTCACGCTCGAGCTTGAGCCAGGGATGGCACCGCTGCTGCGCATATGGCTGGCGAGGCTGGTGGTCGTCGCTACGGCATCCAAGACGATCGCAGACAAGTTCAGCGCACAGCTGCCGCCCCCGATCTACCACATGTTTGGCGCGATCACGTCGGTCGTCGCGCGGATCGTGCTGGACGGCTGGGAAGCTGAGCATTCGGTCGCGTACGAGCGTGAGCACGGTATTTGGTCCAGGGAACGTGAGTTCATGGCCCAGTTCGATGCGGAAGACGTGGGCCGGAATCTGCGCGCTTTGGCCACCGCACCGGTCCGCGAGGATCAGCAACGAAACCACCAGGAGCACCCATGACCACCCATGCAAACCCCTTGGCGCCCTTGATGATCGAGGCCCAGCAGATCGTCTGCGCAGCCAACGCCACGTTTTCCGACAAGCGTGCCGCCATCAAGCGCCTGTCCGACCTGCTGTGCACGCCGCAGGCCAACCTCGCTTTGGCGCACGCCGATGCGCACGTTGACAAGAAGGTGGCGGAGGCGCGCGCCGCCTTCGTGCCCGCGCTGGAGGCGGCCGAGCACAAGCTGGGCGAGCTGCGCCCGCACCACGAGGGCACGCAGGGCATGTCGATCGACCGCGTGCTGGTGAACGTGCGCACCGCGCTGCACCTGGCCCGGGAGGGCGCGCGATGACCGGCCTCGCACCAGGGCGTCTCAGTGGCCTACCGGATGCGGAGCAGAACGAGCCGCTCGACGAGGAAGCCTACCGGCATCACTGGGCATTGCTCAAATCCCTGCACTGCGCGCGCCCTGTCCTGCACCGCGGCCTGAACCAGTTCATCAGCTGCTTGAGCATCAACGGGACGGGCACCCAGATCGAGATGACGGTGTACCTGGCCGGATTTCGTGACGGGTTTCCCAGTGCGGAGATCCAGATCAAACAGGCCACGAACGAGGGAGCCGACCCGAGATGAGCAAGAAACAACGCGGCGGCGTCAAAGGCATCTCCAACGCGGAGAAGATCGCCCTACGCAACAAGGCCGTCAAGCGCATCACCGAGCTGCTCGGCAACTGCCCGCTATCCGTGGTCGACCTGGCGCGCGTGCTGTGCTTGAACACTAACACTGTGTACGGTTACCTGCGCTACATGGCCGAGATGGGCGACGCGCGCCGCGCGGGCACGCAAGACGCCTTCCACCGCGATCTGTGGGAGCTGGGCGCCGAGGACCCGGCCAAGCTGAATGCGCAGGAGGTACGGCAGCACGGCGCCGTGCTCGGGCCGGCGCGCCAGGTCGGCATGTGGCGCGATGACTTGGTGGCGCCGCTGTTTGGGCCAGCGAGAGGAGCTGCATCATGAGGTCACGCCAAATTACCGAGCCGCTGTCGCCGGCGGCCAGGCTGATCATCCAGCGACGCATACAGATGTTCATCCACTCGTACCTGTACTACGTGCTGGACACGCCGATCATCAGTGATCACCAGTGGCAGAAGTGGGCGAACGAACTGGCCATGATGCAGCGGAACCACCCGAAGCTGGTCCTGAATTTCTACGACCAGGACTTCGCCGATTGGGACGGCAGCACCGGCATGTACCTGCCGCAATACCCGTGGGTGGTCGACCGTGGCCAGCACCTCCTGCACCTGCACGACCATGCCGAGCTGCGAGCCGGCCACCTGGAAACGGACCCTGACAAGGATATCCAGGTGCGCATCGACCGGACGCGCGACATGCAGATGGCGGACGCGCGCGAGCTGGGTCGGGCAGCTGCGGGGGGCGGCAAGCGGCGCGAGCACCCAGCCTACCGCAAGCGCATCGAAATCGACGCGTGGCAGGAAGGATTTGATGAGGTCAAAGCGCCGGCTGTGCAGCCGGCACCGCTGGAGAAACAGCCAGTCGGCCAAATGTCGCTTTTCTAAGAAGGACCACCGAGGACATCATGAGCACCGCCGAGCAGAAGCCCATCAAGCTTCCCCTATGTAACCGCGGCCTGCGCCCGATTGAGGATCTCGCAGCCAACCGCGAACACGGCGATCGCCTGCGCTACAGGGCCGGCTGCCGTTGCTTCGCCTGCCGCAGCGCGAACACCGCATATGAAGCATCCAGGAAGGTCGCCCGTGCGGCCGGGAACTGGAACGGACTCGTCTCCGCAGAGAAGGCGCGCGCGCACCTGAAGACGCTGTCCGCGCAGGGCGTAGGACGGCGTTCTGTTCGTGCGGCAAGCGACGTGGCCGATACCGTGCTGGCCGACATCATATCTGGGCGCAAAACGAATATCCGCGCGGCGACCGAGCGCGCCATCTTGGCGGTGACGGCCGCCGCCGCGGGCGATGGCGCCCTGGTGCCGGGTAAAGCCACCTGGAAGATGCTCGACCAGCTGATCGCTGACGGCTACACCCGGAGGTACCTGGCCGTAAAGCTCGGCAGCAAAAGCAAGGTTCCACAGTTGCAGCTTAAACGCGACTTTGTCACCGTGCGCAGCGCGTATTTGGTCGAGCGGCTGTTCGAGCAGCTGAAATGCGAGTGCGCCAAGCCCACCATGCGGCTTGTGGCGAAACTGCGGGACGAGGGCTACACGCAGCATCAGGTCGAGCAGCGCCTTGCGATGCTGGCCGAGAAGCTCGGCGAGCCGGTGCCGTCGATCGAGCCGAACAAAAGAGGAAGGATCAGCACGAAAGCGGCTGATCTCGTGGAGCGACTTTATCAAGAACTGACCGCCTAAAATCATGAGCGAAAATAGCAAAATCGAGTGGACGGACCACACCTTCAATCCCTGGGAAGGCTGTCAGAAGGTTGGCCCGGGCTGCGACCACTGCTACGCCGAGACGCGTAACGCGCGCTTCGCCGGCGGCCAGGCCGTGAACTGGGGTCCGGGCGCACCGCGGCGCCGCACCAGCACCTCCAACTGGCGCAAGCCGCTGGCCTGGAACGCGGCGCACGCCGAGTTCTTCGCCCAGCACGGCCGCCGTCAGCGCGTGTTCTGCGCCAGCCTGGCCGACGTTTTCGACAACGCGGTTCCCGACGAATGGCGCGCGGACTTGTTCACGCTCATCGAGCAGACGCCGAATCTCGACTGGCTGCTGCTGACGAAGCGGATCGGCAACGCGGGCAACATGCTGCCGGTGCCGTTTGACTTCGACCGCCTGTATCCGAACGTATTGCTGGGCGCGTCGATCGTGACGCGACCCGAAATGCTTCGCGACGCGCCGAAGCTGAAGGCCGCAGGGGCTCGCGTTACCTTCTGGAGCGTAGAGCCGATGCTGGAAGACCTGGGCGAGATCCCGCGCGAGCTGATGCCGGACTGGGTCATCGTAGGCGGCGAAAGCGGCCCGGGCGCCCGCCCGATGCATCCGGACTGGGTGCGTAACCTCCATTACCAGTGCAAGGTGGCCGGCGTGCCGTTCCTGTTCAAGCAGTGGGGTGAATGGACGCCGGGCGTGAATGTGTCGCGACAGTCCGGCATCGTCGACACGGCAACCTGGTTTGCCAACGGTTGGACGTTCGACCGAGAGAACCTGGCGAGCTGGGGGCATGCCGACGACGAGCCGGACCTGTACCGGATCGGCAAGAAAGCCGCCGGCCGCCGGCTCGACGGCGTGCAGCACACCAATTTCCCAGAGACGCAACGATGAACCAACTCACCGACATCAAGCTCGACGCCATCCGCCTGAAGCTCCTGGCTACCGTGCTCGAGCTGCAGCAGTACACCAGCACCGCAGCGAACGTGATCCCGATCCTGGGCAGCGAGCGCGTGATCGCGATCGGCACCGCGGCCGAGGTGGCCGGTCTGGTGAAGCAAGAACACGCCGGCGCAGCGCCGAGCGCCGACTTCGCCACCTGGCTGAAGCAGCACCCCGAGCTGCGCGGATTCACCATCGGCGCGAAAGGGGGGCTGGTGTGGATTGCTGCCCAGCAGGCCAGGGCGCCGGCAGCGCAGGCCATCGATGCGCGGAGCGAATCGGCATCAATGACCATGGACGAGGCTATCGACCTGCTGCGCGACGCGCTGGAGCACTACAACCACTTGGCTCCTAACACGATCACGGCGCGAGAAGCGCTGCGCCTGACCGCCAATATCACGGACAGCGGTTCTGTGGCGGCTGATGCTGCCGTACCGCTCGACGTACTGCACCGCGCACTGGATCGGGCTGGTATCCACGTCGCGCGCACGCTGGTCGATGAGTGCTTCACCGACGTGTGGGGCAAGGCCGGGGCCGCGCCGGCGGCTGCCGCAGGTGATGTGCGAGATGCGGCGCGGGCCCGCGACCACAACAGCCAGAATCCGGATTGCTCTTGCCCGAGCGGGAACGGAAGCCTGCGGTGGCCCTGCCCAGTGCATCCGCCTGAGCGCGCTGCCATATTCCAGCAGACATCCCAGGGAGATAAAGCGTGAAGGCTTATTACAACAACCCGCTGTTCCTCTCCCTCTTGGTGTGGTTCCTGATCTGGCCGGCGTCGGCGCCGGCACCTACACCGAAGAAGGAGTCCGATCGATGAAAGAGGCATACGACCATTACCGGATCAGCCCCGAGGGCCGCCACTTGGGCCAGCAGATGGCCAGACTGTACGACCTGGCCGAGGAGCGCCTGGGTGATCTGGCCGACCCTGATGAGCGCTGCAAGACCTGCGCATTCCGGGCCGGTACGGTGCCGAACGGTTGCGCGCAGACGCAGCTGGACATCAGCAAATGCGCAGCCGAGGGGATCCCGTTCTACTGCCACCAGCACCGGGGCCAGTTATGCCACGGCTGGGTGACGCTTCGCATCGCCCTGCGCGACCAGCTCGACGGCCTGGCGCACCTGACGAAGGACACGAAGCTGTCGCCGCCGGACAGCCAGCGCTACATCGTCGACGCCGCCGAGGCGAAGCGCGAGCGCAGGGCCGCTAAGCTGCGCCAGTTTTCGGCCAAGGGATCTATTGGGAGGAAGGCATGATTGAACGAAAAGGGGACCGTCGCCGCAGCGTGTCCTCGTATTTCACCCAGCCGTGCAACGAGCAGCGTCGGCCGGGCTACGACCGCCGGGCGCGCGTGGCCGCGGTGCCGATGCCGGGCGCGGTGCGCGTGGGGTTCGCGGAGGCGCCGCCACCAGTCGAGCGCCGCCGGTTTGCGGATGCGGGGACGGAATAGGAGAAGATGATGTCAGGAACGAAACAAGCAATCCAGTCGCGGTACGTCACCCTGCAGGAGTGGGCGGCCATGATGTTTTCAAAGGTGCCGCACGAGAACACGCTGCGCCGGTGGGTGCACGACGGGCACATCCAGCCGCAGCCGAAAAAAGTGGGGAAGGCATGGCAAGTAAAGCGCGACGCGCAGTATGTGGGGTGATATGGGCCGAAGAAGGCTAGCAAAGAATCGGGCGCTGCCGCCCAATCTGTACGTGAACCCGGCCGGGTACTACTACTACCGGGATCCCGAGAGGAAAACCCAGAAGGGGCTCGGCAGCGACCGGGCCGCGGCCATCCAGGCGGCGCGGGCGGCCAATGCGGCCCTTGCCACGCGCGAGGCCTCATCGCTCGTCGACTGGGTCCTCGGCCGCACCGACTACACCCTGGCCAGCTGGCTGCCGGTGTACCGCGAACTGTGGGAGGCGAAGACGGAACCGGCCGACAACACCCTTGCTGGGGCGAAGAGCCTTCTCAAGCGGCTCGGCGCCTCGGACTTCGCGAAGATGCGCATGCGGCACATCGAGACGGTGCACGTGGCGACCTTTCTGGAGGAGTTCACGAAAGCCAGCGGGACGGGGGCGGCGCACAACATGCGATCGCGGTTGAGCGATATCTTCAGGTGGGCGGAAACGCAAGGCGTGATCGAGGTCGGCAAAAACCCGGTAGCAGCGACGTTCACCCCCGGCTACAAGGTCAAGCGCGAGCGGTTGAGCCTGGAGCAGTTTTGGAAGATCCACGCGGAAGCGTCGGCATGGGCCAAGAACGCGATGATGCTGGCCCTGGTCACAGCCCAGCGGCGCGACGACATCGCGAACATGAAGTTTGCCGACTACAAGGACGGGTACCTCCATGTGGCCCAGGGCAAGTCGGCTGGCGAGACGAAGCTGCAGCTGGACGGCGCGATCAAGCTGGCCAAGGTGGGCGTTTCTATCGGGGAAGCGGTGACCGGGTGTCGCGACCTGATCGTGAGCCGGCACCTGGTGCACCACACGGAGCGCTCTCAAAAGACCAAGCCGGGTGATCCGGTGAGGGCGTCGATGATCTCGATGGCATTCCAGCGGGCGCGCGAGAAGGCGAAAATTGAAGCGTCCGAGGGGCGTACGCCGCCGACCTTTCACGAGATCCGCAGCTTGTCGGAACGCCTCTACCGCGAGGAGTTTGGAGCGGATTTCGCGCAGGCGATGCTCGGGCACAAGAGCGCGCAGATGACCTCGAAATACGACGATTTGCGAGGCGGCTGGAAGACGATTAAGGCGAAGTGATTCAGTAAAATTTTATACGAATTTCTGTAAAAATCAGGAATGCCCTTTAGGTACGGGCGCGGTTTCGAGGGCTGATATTCACATCTGAAACGTGTTGAATCAGGACTAGTTTCTTAGGGAAATCAACGACATACGAGCGAAAAACAGCGCCTTCGATACCAACAATTTCCGATCTATTCCACCTAATAGAATCAGATACTTACAACTGTATTTTAGTAATTCTTTCAGCACAATTGAGCAGCCTCAGGCGACCACCGACCGGCGGCGGCACCATGGCGTCCATGACTACCAATCGACCAAATACCGAACTTGCTGCCGCCGTCGACCAAGCCCTAGTCAAGGCCGAGATCGAGGGCGTCCAGACCGCTGCCGCCTTCCTGGTGGCGAGCGGCGCCGGGTTCGCACTCACTTGCCGAGTGCTTACCGAGCCGGCGCGGCGCCGGCCTGCTCAGCCAGGCCCTGCGGCCGCTTCATCTCTCGAACGTGCCGGCCGATCCGCTGGAACGGCTTCTCGATGAGGTAGTAGGAAGCCGTCGCCGCCAGTAGCGTGCTGCTTACGATCCAGAGTGCGCTGATCGCCTCATCGTTACCGAAGAACGAGATCGCCAGCGGGTGTAGCAGGTAGACCGAATAGCTGATCGTGCCCAGGAACACCAGGGTCGCCGGCATCGTCTTGGCGCGTTCGAAGCACAGGAACAGGCCCACGGCCAGGGTATAGGCCAGGGCCCAGCGGTACGGATTGTCGCCGGCGCCATGGCTGTAGCCCAGCATGCAGACACCGACCAGGCTGACCAAGAGCACGGCGATGCGGCGCAGCGGGAGGAATTCGCCAGCCAGTCGGGCCAGACGCAGCTCGGCGCCGAAGAACATCAGCATCAGGGCGATGGGCAGGGCGACAGGCAGCTTCAGCCCGGTGACGAAGCGGGCCGCCGCCATCAGCAGAGCCAGCACAACGCTCAGGGCGAACGCGGCACGCATCGCCTTGCGGTCGTGCACGACGCCCAGCAGCAGCATGCCGGACACGGTGAAGTAGAAGAGTAGTTCGATTTGCAGCGTCCAGAACACGCCGAGCGCATTGGGCACGCCGATGAACTGCTGCAGCATGGTGAAGTTGAGCAGCACCTCGGCCGCGCTGAGTTTCGCCGTCTCCTCGGCACCCATGAGCACCGCCAGCAGGATAGCGACGATGTATAACGGCCAGAGACGGAAGAGGCGGGAGATCCAGAAGGACGACAGCGTCGATTGCGGGCCGATGCTGAGCGGGATGATGTAGCCGCTGATCAGGAAGAAGGCGGCGACGCCGACGCGGCCCGGGGCGAGGTAGAGGATGTCGGTGAACAGCGGGCTGCTGTGGCCAATCCAGTGCAGCGGTACGATGTGCTGCGCCAGGACAAGAAGCGCGGCGATGCCCCGCAGCGCGTCGAGTCCCTGCATCCTCGTAGTCTTGGAATGGTCCATGTCAGCCGGTCATATTGATTTTGACAAGTGGCTGACAGTAGCTGAACAGATGCCGAAACGCAACAGCTTTGCTCAGGCGCCCGACATCTTGGCGATTGTCGCATCCTTAACCTGCGAGCTGCGCGAGCTGCCGAACTCGAACTGGTGCGCATCACGCAGACAGGCGCCGAAGATGCCCGAGATCGCCGACAGCAGGCCGACCACCTCGCCGGGCAGCTTTTCTCGGTACAGCACCAGCACCAGCAGGCAGGCAATCAGGCCCAACACGTCGAGCGCCACCATGACGTCGGCACGACGGTTGCCAAACCCGGACTTGTGCAGCTCGATGTCGCGGCCGCGCGCACTTTGGACGTCGACCAGGTAGGCTTTCTCCATGTCTCCCTGCTGGGCGTCGAACGCGAGCTGGAACTCCATGACCTTGGCCGGGTCGGCCTGGATCGCAGCCACGGCGGCCGTCCCGTCCTGCATGCCGGTGACGGTTTTGGCGACGTCGATGACCTTGCCGGCAACTTCCTCGGCCTTGTCGCTGCCGGTCAACAGCCGGATGATGCCGGGCGCGAACTGCGCCAGTTGCATTGCGATGGGGATCAAAGGTGCCATGTCATGCTCCCACGAGGATATTGCGCGCGATGCGCCGGGTCCAGCCGCGGGCATTCTGCGGCCAGTTGTTCAGGTCGGTCAGGTACGTCAGGCGCTTTGCGTTGAACAGCGCGACAGTGCGCCACGGGTCGGCAGCGCGCGCCGCGGCGATGGTCGCAGGGCCGATCACGCCATCCGGCCTGGCGCCGACGCATTCCTGCAGCCAGCGCACCGGGTAACCGCCGTTATAGGCAGCGTCGAAGACTTGGTAAGCGACGTGCGGGTCGAGCTGGTCGCATTGGTACTTGTCCCAATACCAGGCCTTGGCGATCTCGCGCGCGGTGGTCAGTGGCAGGTCGCGCATGTCGCCCTTGTAGCCCCACAGGCGGGCGACACGCTCGGTGACGCCGTACTTGGTCGCGCCGCCCGGGTCGGCCTGCATGTCGCGGTCCGAGAAGCCGCCCTCGATGTCGGCGATGGTGGCAAAGGCGTGGTCGAATGCGTTCACGATCAGCCCCTTACGTGCGAGAGCAGCCAGGTAATGCCGCTACCGAGCGTGCCGGCCGCGCCGCCGATCAGCATCAGCGTGCGCCAACCGCCGCGCGCTTCGGCCAGCTGGGCCAGCACCTTATCGAGCTTCTCGTTCTGCACGGTGTTGGTCACGCGCAGATCGGCAACCGCAGCCTTTAAGTAGGACACCTCGACCTGTAGGGCGGCCAAGGTGATCGCGTTTTGTTGTTCCGTGGCGGGAGTCATGGTTTTTGTTCTTTCATTTTCAGGGTCTAGTTGTGGATCAGTAATCCCGTGCGGGGTTACAGGCCGAATGCGCCGCTGATGCCGATCTTCGTGACGGTCGCACTGCATTTCACCGTGGCCGCAAACTCTGCAGTGGCAACCAAGGTCGTGCCGGAGATCGAGAACGTTGGATAGGGCATGCTGCCGCCGAAGTAGTCGAGCAGTTGCACGAGCGTGGTCACGCTGGCGGGCGCATTGAGCGCGAAATTCACCACCAGCAGATAGGTTTTCTTGGCCGGCCCGGCCTCATCTGCAAGCTCGACGCGCACCAGGTAGGTCTCGTTCCTGGTCACATACAACGTCGCGATGTTGTTGTCCCCAGCAGCCATCGCCACGGGCGCGATTTGGTACGGTTTGATCAATGCATTGACCGTGCCGTCGTCGCGCGTCTCGAAGGTGTCGCACAGGATGAGTTGCCCGCGGCGGGCATACGGCTGCAGGGAGCTGATGGCGCCGAGCAGATAGGTTCTGTTGGTGCCGGCGCACATGTCCCAGGTCGAGCTCTGTGCGTCATTGAACAGCTCCAGCGTGATATTGCCGTGGAAGTTGGTGGCAAAGCGAGTCGAGTTGTTCTGGATAATCGCGACCGGCTTGTGCTTCCAGAACTGGCCCGAGAGCGGCGCGTTGTAGACGATGATGTTATTGCTTGTCGAGTCAGACCCGCCAATGCGAACTTTCGGGACCACTGCCCCGGTCTCACTGTCCACCACGGTGCAGTTGCGCAGGCCCGTGCCGTGGAAAGAATCATTCCCTCCGGTGCGACGGTAGACCAGGGCCTCCACGCACTCCGGGGTGAAATCGCAATTCTCCGCGACGACGAACTCGGTAAAGCTCCCAACAGATTTGTTATGGGCGAGCAGGCCAATGGCGAGCTTGCCGAACTGGCAGTCACGAATGGTCACGCCGCACTGGCCGTCGAACTCTAGGGCGTTGGCCAGGCCATCATCGCTGGAAAACAGGACGCCGGAGATAATGGCCCCAGCCAGTCCGCCGCTGCCGCCCGCGCTGAATAGAATCGAAGTGCCCGCATCGAGCCCATACGAGCGGAACTCGGTGGCTTTGAACCCTTCGCCCACAATGTTGGGGAACTCGAAGGACGAGGGCTTCTTGATCTGCTTGGTGATCCGATACCCGCCGCCCGGAACGAACATCGTACGTCCCTTCGCATGGCAGTGATCCAGGCAAGCTTGAAGCGGCGCGGTCACATCGACGGCGAAGGCCCTGACGCGCACGTCGGCTATCTGCTCCTCGGTCATGAAATCGAACACGCTGACCGTGTCGCTCAGCTTGTCTTGCACGTTGCGCACTTCCGCGCCAACGGCGCCCTGGATGAAGCCGATCAGGGATGCGCCGATCTGGGTCGCCAAGTCCGATAGCTTGGCCTTGATGCCGCCGAACCAGGTTCCGCCGATCTTCTCGGCGCCGTCGTTCGCGCTAAGGTCTCCCGGCATCACTGGCGCCTGATAATTGCTGACCGTATAGATCGTGACGCCGCTGGCGTCCGTGATCTTTACGTCGTAGGCCCCGCTCCAGAACACCAGGGCCTCGCCGCGTGCATTGAGCACGATGGGGTTCGGGTTCGCGGTGATTCCGGCCGCGTCCGAATACGTCGCCTTTGGCGTGGTCGTCCCGGCTTCGAAGGTGAAAATCCGGCCGCCAGCGAGCGGCACCCCGGCGTTGTTCGTGAACTGTTGTTTGCCAGTTGGCATGATGCTCGGCATCGGCTACTCCATAAAAAAACCGCCCGAAGGCGGTCTGTATCGAAGGGTTGGTTGTTCTAATATCCGGTCGCTTCCCATGTGAAGCGCTTTGCTGCATTGGTGGTGCCGGCACCCGAGCTGTAGACCGTGACCTGGTCGACGGCCAGTTCGCCGTGTGCGAAAGTGATGCCGCTGGCTTCGGTCACGCCGGTTTCCTCGCATTTAAGGGCCACGCAACGTGTCTTGAACTGCAAAGGGAACGTAATCACCACGACCCCTGATTCGTCCGTCGCTGCGGCTCCCCACTGGCGGGTAAAGCCGCCGGGGAAGACTTGGTAGCCGTCCTCGCCGAGCGACTGGTTCTTCCCAGTGAAGTCTGCAAGGCCTATCAGATTGGCCGAGAAGCCGCCCACGCGATCGAACAGCTGCTGGAAGTAGTTGAGCCATGTGCGCGAGAACATGCCGGTCCGCGGGTCCACGGCCGGTTCGCGAGATGATGGGGGCGTCAGCTTCACGATGCGCCCAACCTTACCTGCGCCGAGCCCCCGAGCAGCACGACCTTGACCGGGTCACTGATCGTCAGCCGGAAGACCCTGCTGCGGCTGCGCCCCAGGCGCCGCCAGATCGCCCGGGCGTTGTAGTTGCCGACCGAACCGATCGAGCGCGCGTGCTGATTGCTCCAGACCATGGCCTTGTCCGACCACTCAAGCACCGCCTGCGGGTCGCTACCCTGGCCGGACTGCAGACCGACGCCCGACTCGAGCTCGACCTGCACCGAGTCGAAGTGCATGTGGTGCGATTCCGGGTTGGCTATATAGCCGGTCACGCGGATCCGCGGCAACGGTGCACCGTTGTCGGTATAGCAGTCCATGTCGAGCGCGTACAGGTTGCCGTTCTCCCAGTCGCCCACCACGTGCTGGCCCGTGAAAGCGATATGGCAGATCGAGCGGTGTCGGTTCAGGCTGCCGGTGCCCGGGTTGCGCCACAGGCGCTCGTGCCACTGGCCAGTCGCGGCGTCGAACACCCATGTGGCGTTAGCGCTCGGGAAGGACAGGACATAGAACGTATGGCCCTCATTCTCGTAGGCGTAGGCAATGGCGTCCCTGACCGTCGCGTACTGCGAGATGGCGTAGTCGATAGCCTCGGTCGAGATGCGCGCAGGCTGGTAGCCCTGTGCCCGGAACACCGCCAGCGATCCGGAATCGTCGGCCCCAAGCCAGATCAACGAGTTGTCCATGCGCGCCACCGACCACGGCGCCGAGCAGCCAACCTGAATCGACGTCGAGGTGCGCGTGAGCGGGAAGTCGGCGTCGCCAGAGTTCACCCAGATCTCGATGTTGTTCCTCTTGAAGAACCAGATCTCGCGGTGGTCGACGATGTGCCGCACGATCGGGTCGGCCGTTCCTTCAACGCTGGCGAAGTCCAGCGCATCGAAGGTCGCGGCGAACAGGCCAGAGATGTAAAACTGGGCTGTGCCCGGCTTGTTGAAGATGAAGTAGCCGTCGAGGTAGGCAACCCAGTTGGCGCCGTAGAAGGCCTCGTCAACGATCTGCTTCAGGGTGTTGTCGGCCAGGGTCAGGCTGTAGCCATTAGCGCCGTCGACGATCACCGCGACCTTGCCGTTGTCGGCGATCGACACCGGGCCGGTGGAGGTGGCCAGCGTGCCGACCAGAGTCACGCCCCAGGCGGCATTGATCCGGAAGACCGACGAGCCTTGCACCACGATCGGATCACCGACCGACGTCGGGTACATGCCACGGATGCCGCCGGTGCCGGGCAGGGCCAGCAGCAGCCGTAGGCCGGGCGTGCCGTACATGGCCGTCACCGTGCGCGCGCCGCCGCTCTGGTCGACCACCGGGAACAGGTTGATGCTGCGCTGAGCGTCCATACCTCGGGACCGAAGGGCATAGGCGCCGCCTACAAATGGAATCTGCATGGGTCTTGGTCGTAAAGAAGCCCGCGTGAGCGGGCCGGTGGATTCGTATTACCGGAACTTCTACTGCCTGGGCAGCTGCTGCGCCGGCAGCGCCGGTGTCGCCAGGCCGGCGCCAAGCTCAGCGCCCAGCACGCCGACGCCGTTCGACAGCAGCATGTTGCGGTTGTTGATGCTTTGGATCAGCGGGGCCAGGCTGTTCAGCGTCTGCGCGCCGTCGTTGCCGCGGGACAGCAGCAGGTTGCCCATCTGGTCGCGCACGGCCTGGGGAACCGCGACGCGATTCCAGGCGTTCCTGGCCGCGCCGAGCGCCGTGAGCAGGTTGCCGGTCTTGGCGGCACCGACCGCGGCCCCGGCGTCCGACAGCGCCGACATGTCGAGGTCGCCCATGCCGGCCTGGCGCGCCGCGGTCTGCGAGCCGACGCCGACGCTCTGCAGCCGCTTGAGCGTTGCCTCGCGCGCGACGTCGGCCGCGAACTGGCGGTAGGCGCGTGGGCTGCCGAAAATCGCCTGCAGCTTCTCCTGCGTCGACGGCTCCTTCCACATGTTCATGATGTTGGTCTGGCCGCCCTGGGTGCCCAGCTTGTTGCGCAGTCCTTCATAGGCACCGATCCGGAACGCCTCGCGCTCGATGTCGGTCATCCCCTTCATCGTGCTCAGGATGCTGGACTCGTCACGATCGATCGCCAGCCGGCCGGCGCGCGCTGCGTCGATCAGGCCTGACGGTGTGGCGAACGCCTGGCGGGCCTGCCGGTAGAGCGAAGCGCCGGTCTGAGGGTTGCTCGTGACCTGGTCGAGTTCGCCGATCAGCGCGTTCTTCAGCTGCTGATACGATTCGCCCAGCGGCGTCAGCTTGCCGTCGGGGTTCAGCGCCTTGCGGCTCGACAGCACCTGGTCGAGGCCCTGCTTGACGTGGTCCAGGTCGCCCATGTTCCAGCGCGACGGCTGGGCCGCATCCAGCGTGAACGGCATTTGGCGCGCCGTGGCGATCTCGCGGCCGAGCTTGGTCACACCCAGTTCGTCGGCTGCCTTGACGATCGCCTCGAGCTGCGGGCTTGGGGCCACGTCGATCTGGCGCAGCTGGTTGTACAGCGGCGCCGAGTCCTGCTGGCGGCGCGTGAACAGCGCCTGGACGGTCGTGTCCAGCCGCTGTCCCTGGGTGCCGAGCGCCTGGTCGGCGGCCTGGCGCATCCGGTCGCCCACGCCGGCGGTGCGCTGGCGTTGCACGTTGAAGACGGCTTCCTTCGTGCGGCCGGGCAGGGTCGCCAGCGTGTCCAGCAGCTGGTTCGTGTTGCGCCCGCCGGCATCGGCCAGGACCGCTTCGTCGCCCAGTTTGGTAAAGCGTGCGGCGATCTGGGCCAGCGGGTTGGTATAGCCGCCGGTGGCCAGGGTGCCGCGCGCGTCGCGCGCCAGGGCCTCCGCGATCTTCTGCTTCGCGAATTCGACGGCTGCGGTGCCGGACAGGCGCTGCGCCGCATTGCGCCCGACTGCGGCGATGCCGGCGGTTACGGGCGTTGCCACGCCGCCCAGGGCTGCACTGGTGACGGCCGACTTTCCGGCATCTGCCAGCACGCCCTCGACCGTGTCGGCGGTCGAGTGGCCGACGCCGCCCAGGGCGCCGTAGCCGCCACCTACGGTGGCCGCGCGGACCGTACGGGCGCCGAGGCCGGCGACGGCAGGTACGGCGCTCGACGTGCGCGCTGCCATTCCTGCCGCCGAGCCGGCGCCGCCCGTGGCCATCGCCAGAGGAATGGTGCCGGCGCCTTGGGCGACCGCGGTCAGGATCGGGCTGCGCTCGCGCTGCGCGTCTTCCATCCCGCGCAGCACATCGCGGTTTGCGATGTAGTTGGCCTGCAGGTCGGACGACGGGTTGCGGGCCTTGTCCCACACCGCGCCCAGGGCGCCGCCCAGTTCGTCGCCGAAGCCCATCAGGATCCCGTTCGTGCCTGCCACCAGGCCCTGTTCCCAGGCGGGCGCGGCTCGGCCGCGCTGGTAGTCCTTGCTCGTCGGTGCCTGCGCCGGTGCTGCCACCGGCTTGGCCGTGGCCGGATTGAAGCCACCCGGGCTGGCCGGCTTCGCGCTTGCGAGATCGAATGGCATCAGTGCACCTCTTCGTATTGTTTGCCGTCAGGGCTGACGTACGCGCGGTTCCCGCCCGCGTCGACGTGCAGAGCCCAGCCTTTGCCGTTCGTCGCCGGCAGCGAAGGCTGGGCCGGCGCGGATGCCTGCGGCGCGGAAAATGCCGCGTGGCCGGCGTTGCTCTTCAAGCCCTGGACGGCCAGCTGGCGGTTGGCCGCCTTCTGCTTGAGCACAGCCGCGCTGTCGCCGGGCTGCGGGAAGTACTGCTTCTTCGCATTGTCGAACTCGCCGGCGCCGATTGCTGCGCCGGATTCCTGGCGCAGCACGGCGTTGACGAAGTCGCGCTGCGCCTGGTCGGCACGCTGGCTGGCATCGCTCAGATTGGAGTTCCAGGCATTCCCGAGCGCGCCGCCGACACCCCAGATGTCCGACACCGCGTTCTTGCCATTGATGCCGGCCGGGCTGTACTGACCTTCAAGGTCCGTCAGGATCCTGTTGGCCTGCTCTGCACGCGCGCCGAATGCGGCCGACTTGCCCTGGAACTCGGTCGGGGCCTTGTTGCTCTGATCGGCCGGGCCGCCTGGGATCGCGACCAGGGAGCCGTCGGCGTTCGCGCGGTAGCCGGACGGCACCTTGCCTTGGGCGAGCTGGTCACGGGCGCGCTGGTCGGTCAGGTCCTGGCCGCGCACGGTCGCCGCCACGGTTGCGGCATTGTTCGCGCGCGAGGTGGCGTTCGTGGCTGCATTGTTCGCCGCCGACGTCGCGTTCGTGGCCACGGTGTTGGCGTCAGGCCTGATGAAGCCCATGCTGTCCTTCGCCTTCATCACTTGCTGCAGGGTGCCCAGTGCCCACTGATTCAGGCTTTTCGAATCGGCCGGCACGTCGTCCAGTTCGGCCAGCTTCGCCTGGTAGATCTCCGGCGAGATGACCTTGCTGTGGGCGGCCGCGGCTAGGCCGCTGCGGATCTGCTGCGGTGTCACGTTCGGGTTCTGCGCCCAGGATGCGGCCAACTGGCCAGCGATCTCGAACTGGTGCGCGGCGGCGTCCAAGCTGAGCTTGCTGGTGTCGGCCTGCGTCTTGGCGACGTCGGCTTGGCCCTTGTCCAGGTCCTGAAACGTCTTCAGCAAGCCCGGCACCTTGGAGCCCAGGCCGCCGGCCGCAGCATCACCAAGCAGCTTGTTGCGGTCCAGCTTGCCGTCGACGCCGGTCGCGCCCTTGTAGAGCTGGTTCAGCGCGTTAGTGTCGCTCACCTCGCGCTGCTTCTCGCCGAAGATCAGGTCCGCGAGCCGGTTCTGGTTCATGGCGGCCTGGGCCTGCTGGAACTGGCCGAACTGTTCCAGCGGATTGGCGATCTGGACCGACCTGATGCCCATGGCGATAGACGGATCGATTGGCATGGATGCCCCTTAAAACAGTGTGTTGTCGACGGTGCCGCGGCCCTGGCTGTTGAGTATGCCGAGCAGCTGGTTGCCCTGCTGGTAATTCATGTACTGCCCAATGCCGTTGTTGATTGCGTTCGCCGTGCCGGTGTAGGCCGATGCGCGCGCGTTGCCGGCGCCGGTCAGGTTGTTCTGGATCTGGCTCGACGCGTTCTGGCCGGCATTGGCGATCGTGCCGTATGCGCTCTGGCCGGCCTGGCCGATATTGTTCGCGGCGGTCTGGCCGACGCCTGCCAGCGAGGCCAGCCGGTTGAAGCCGTTGGTCTTCTCGGTGGTGAATCGGTTGAAGGCGTTGCCGAACTCGTCGGACGCAACACCCTGGCTGTAACGGGTCAACGCCTTCGCCGCGGCGCCGGACAGCAGGCCACCGCGTGCGGCTGCGCTGCGCTCGATCGCCTGCGTGCCCTGGTCGAGCCGGAACTGGTAGCCCGGGTCGGCCTGGAAGTCGTCCATCGTGAACGATCGGTTGAACTCGCCGCCGGCCTGCGTGCCAGCTGTGAGCTGCGCCAGTGCGTTCTTGCCGGCGTCCAGCCAGGGCGCCTGGTCGGCGCGCTGCCGCTCGAGCAGGGCCAACTGGTCGGCGCGCGTCAGGTCGTACTGGCGTCCCGCCTCGCCGTTGGCGGCGTTCGCTGAGCTCGACTGCTTGTTCGCGGCCATGTTGGAGCCAACCGCGCCAATGACTGCGCCTCCTACGACTGCTGCTGCTGCAACCATGATTTATCCTCCCAGCCATTTGCTGTAGTAGGTTTCGACGGGCGCCGCGCCAATGCGCTTGAACAGCGCGCCGGCGTCGGCGTGGATCTTCGAGCCCATGAACCAGCGCTGCACACCGCGGCGCTTCAGCTCGGCCTCGACGAAGCGGAACATGCGCACACCCGCGCTGCCGGCGCGCTTGTCCTGGCGCACGTAGAAGATGTCCATCGTGCAGGTCAGGCAGGTCTCGTAGTGCAAACCCGGCGCGATGAAACCGATGAAGTAGCCGACCAGCTCCCCGGCGTCGCGCAGCGTGACGAACAGCAGGCCGCCAGCACGCTCGCGCTCGATGTAGATGTGGTACTGCGGCTGCAGCGGCACCTTGTCCTGGTTTAGGGCCAGCTCGCGGTAGTGCAGCGGCAGCAGCACCTGCAGCTCGGCCAGGCGCTCTTCGAAAGATTCGGCGTGGCAGGTGATCATCGCGAGGTCCTGATGTCGACGATCATGTGGATCCGGTCGTCCGCGCTGTTGTTGATGACCTCGTGCTCCTGGCTGTTGTCGAACCACCAGATCTCGCCGGTCCCCATGTAGACCTGCTCGTCGCCGGCGCGGAACACGACGCCCGGCTGGCTCTGCAGCACAATGTGGAAGCGGCTGTAGTACTCGGCGTGCGCCGGCGTATCGGCGTGGGGGGAGATCACGCCGCCCGGGGCGATCTTGTTGATCATGACGCGGCCCAGGCGCTCGCCGCCGACGTAGGCCATCAGGTTCATCACCAGAGGACGCGCCTCGGGCAGCAGCTTGTAGGCCGGGTAGTCGACGCTCTCGTGCTGGTCGTAGGTGGTGACGTGCTTCTGCAGCTCCTCCTCGGTCTCGTGCACGGACTTGACCGGGAAGCGCAGCATGATCGACTCGATCTGGTTGAACGGCCCCTGCGGGTAGTCGCGCAGGTAGGTGTCCTCTTTCCAGAGACCGGGGCGGCGCTTGATCGCCAGCAGCAGCGGCATGATGTCGACGCCGGTGGTGATGCGTTGGAAATTCTTCATGGTTCGGTTTCTCCGCTGTTATTCGTCGTCGCAGCCCACGCCATACGACCGCCGGGGTAGCAGCGGGCACGGCACCTTCAGTTCGGGTATCACCAGGTTCGCGCGCTTGAGCGTCTTGCGCGCCTGGACGGCCAGCCGGATGATGTCGCCGCGCGCTGGCAACGAGAACACGGTCGGCAGCACCTCGGCCAGTGAATAGCGCAGCGCTGGCTCGTAGAGCGCCGGCAGGGTGAGGGTGTCGGCGAGGCCTGCGAACGGGGCCAGCACGAACGGCGCCGACGGCACGCACGCCGGGATCACCTGCCACTGCACAATGATGTCGTTCAGCGCGGCCAGTGCGTCGGCGGCATCCTCGGCCGGCGCCGTCTCGCCAGCCGCGATCACGCCGGCGTCCTTCAGCGCCCGGTTGATGATGTCGCCGACGGTGGTCATTCGGGCGCCTTTTCCTTGGCCTCGCCGATCATCGCGAAGCCGGCCTTGCGCTTCGCGGATTCTTCCTTCTTGTCGCCGACCATGACATATTCGGCCGCGGCATCGCCGCCCTGGTACAAGGCCTTGGGGTATTCCTGGAATTCGTTTTCCATGCTGTTCTCCGATGCGCCCGCCCTACCGAAGCAGGACGGGCAGGGTGGTGGGGATTACTCGGTGATGCGGACGGCGTGATCCGGGCGGACGGCAGCGAAGCCGTACAGCACGTCGATACGGGTCGACTCGGTGTCGGACTTGCCGTCACCGAAGGTCATCACGCGCACCGAGAAGCCGTTCACCGACGCGGTGTAGCCCTCGCACGAAGCAAGAACCGGCAGCGGAGCGAAGGCGGCGGTGAAGGCATCCTTGTGGAAGCCCAGTTCCTGGCGGTACGCAGTCGATGCGGTACCGACCAGCGCGACGGCCTGGCCGTTGCCGGGCAGGGCCGACACGGTACCGATCACGGACTGGCTGGTGACCGACAGGGCCGGGTAGATGCCGATCGAGCCGGTGGCGCCGCCAGCGGTGAAGTCGGCGGTCACGACGAACTGGCGCAGCTTGCCGTTCGAGACGCCCAGGATCGGGTGCACGGCGAAGACGCCCGGGATGGTGAAGACCGTGCCCTTCAGGATGGTCTGGCCACCGGTCAGGTTACCGATGTTCAGCGTGCCACCGGTCTGCCCCGCGCCGTTGATCGTGAAGCCGGTCGCGGTGCCCATGGCGAACATCGGCAGCGACTGGTTCTCGTACATATCGAACATCTGCGCGCGCGTGATGTAACCTTCCTTGAACGCCTTGTTCCCGGTGTCGGTCGGGTTCTGCTGGTTCTTGATCGCGTCAGCCAGTTCAGTGCTCGCGTCCGAGCTGAGCAGGACCGTGCGGTCGCCGCCGGGTGCCAGGAAGCGCTCCAGCGCGCCTTTGGCCTGGCCGTAGGTCTTGAAGGTGTTCGGCAGGGTGCCCGGCGTGCCGACGACGTTCGGCGTGGCGACGACGGCACGCTGGATCAGGTCGGCCTGCACGACCGAGGCCAGGCTGTTCATCGCCGGCTTCAGGAAGCGGGTCTTGAAGTCACTGATCGACAGCGCCTTTTCCTTCGCAGTGAAGGTCAGCGGCACGTGCTTTTGCGTGAGCAGCTGCAGGCGCACTTTCTGCTCGGCTTGGCCCGGGGCGTCGCCGCCGCCGGCGAAGTTGGCGCCGTCGTACACGGTCGGCACCGGCGGGATGCCGATATCGACGAAGTCGCCCTTCTTGTAGCCGTTCGGCTGGTCCTTGAATTCTTCCTCGCGGCCGCGGTTGATGTTCGAGAGGAAGTTAGCTTCCTCGGCCAGCATGGCGGCAGCTTCGCGGGCCAGCATCTGGTGGGTGAGAACTTGGTTCTGGGTAGGCATGTTTCAGATTCCTATTTGCGGTTTTTCAGGTGGACGCGCGCGTACCACTCGGCGTCGCTCATACGCGACGGGTCGCCCACGTCGGTAGACGCGGACGAGCCGAGAGGGGAGATCGGCGCGGGTGCTTTGCTGACAGGTTTCGGCGCGGCCGGCTGGCCCAGCTTGATTTCCAGCCTGGTCAGCTCGCGCGCCATCTGCACAGGAGGGAGCGTCAGCAGGCGTGCGGTTTCGTCCAGATCGGTGCCCAGGTGGTGGAGCAGTTTGGCCCCGGCATCGGATGTGGTCGCCAGTTCCAGGAAGTCCCGGTTGACACCCAGCATCTGAAGATTCGCGACGGCTTGGTCGAAGTCGGGGAACGCCGCCTTGCCATCGCTGTAGACCTTGTTGCACTGATCGGTGAAGCGCTGATCAGCCACCATCCGGGCCGCTTCCTGCTGTGCCAGGGTGCGGATGTCCGTCTCCTGGCCCTGCGGCTGCGATTGCTGCTGATCCGGTTGGTAGCCCTGCTGAAGCTGGGCCAGTTGCTGCTGGTAGCGCAGCGCCTGCTGCTGGGCTTCGTCGGCCCGGCGGCGTTCTTCGTGGCGCGCGCGGGTCAGCTCGTCGATGCGGTGCTGGAACCAGGGCGTGCGCTTCGGTTCCTGCTGCTGCTCGCCTTGCTGGCCCTGCTGCTGGCCTTCCTGTTGCTGTTGCCCGGCGGTCGCTTCCGTGCTGGTGTGCTGCTCGACCTGGTTGGTTGCACCCGTTTCGGCGTTGGCTGCCGGCGTCGGGAGGCCGCTTTCGGTTTCAGTGCTCATGGTTTCCCAAGTGATTGAAGCCCCGTCGATCCGGACGGGTACGGTGCTGCTGGGTTACTGCGGTTCGGGCAAAGAAAAACCCGCGCTCGGCGGGTTCTCTTCGGGTTGCTGCGGTTCTGCTACTGGCGGGCCAGGCGGCGCGCCGGGCTCGGCGGTTGCCTGCTCGAGCGGCGGCTCGTTGACCAGGTTCAGCCCGAACTCCTGCGCGATCACCTGCGATATCTGGCCCGGCATGGTCGGGTAGATGATCTTCAGGCGCTCGGTCTCGGCGCGGTACCGGTCGAGCAACAGCTTCTGCCGCTCGCCGTCCTTGTCGCCGTGCAACTGGTTGTATTCCTGACCCAGGGTCTGAAGCTGCGCCTGCGCCTGCTGAAGCTGCTGCTGCATCTGCTGCACCTCAGGCGACGCGCCTTCCTTGCCCTTGAGGTTCGGCGGCAGCGTCTTTTCGAAGCGCTCGGCCAGCTCCTCGGCCATCGGGAAGTCGGCGGCTTTCATCACCAGGTCGCCGGCCACCTGCATCACTTGCGGGTTGCGGCTGGCCATGTCGGTCAGCGTATAGAACGCCTCCTGGCGCCGGGTGCTGTAGCTCGGGCCCGAGCCGGTGCGCACGTCGTAGCGGCCGATCGCCGGGTTGAAGATCCGCTTGATCTCGTTCGTGCTGGGGTCCTGCTCCTCCCGGTATGGAACCTTCATTGCCGGGTCGATGTGCACCTCGCCATCCTTCCCGTCCTCGCCCAGTATCTGGGCGATGCGCGGCGTGTCGTAGATCTTCGGGATCAGGTCGATCAGGATCTTCCCGGTGTACCGGATCGCGCGGGCGAGGTTGTCGCGGAAGTGGAAGGTCGCCGTGTCGCCTTTCTGCTGCTGTGCGAACTCCTGGCGGCCCGATGTTGCGTTGCCGCTGCGGCCGAGCGACGAGTCGTACTGCCCGCTGGCCATCTTCAGCTCCTCCGCGGCCACCTGCATCCCGCTCATGTACATAGGCGCGGCCACCGGAGGCTGTTGCCTCTGCGGCATCGGGATCGTGTTGCCGTTCTCGTCGAAGGCGTTGTAGGGCAGGTAGGGCTGGTTGCTCGTGTTGATGTTGTTCCAGTACTCCTCGTAGCCCTCGATCGCTTCGGCCGGCGCCAGGTACGGCTGCTTGCCCTGCAGCGCGCCGAACTCCACGCCAGCGCTGCTCCAGTAGTTGTACATCCGTTGGGCATCCTTCATGCCGCGGGTATGGCCCTTGCGGTCGATCTCGCCATCGATTTCAAGCTCTTCGCCCACCACCTTCACTATTGGGATGTAGCGGCCGGCCAGCTCGCGGCTGTCCAGCTGCTCACCGTCTCCAGCCAGCTTGTACCAGGTCAGCTTCGGACGTTTCACTGGGCGCTTGCGCAGGTCATTCCGGAGCTTGTACTGGGCCTGCACGTCCGGCTGCAGCTTGGACCACAGCACCGGGTTGCCGTCGTCACCGACGATGAGCGTGTCTTCCTCGTCGGTGATCAGGAAGTATTCGCACTCGCGCACGGTGTCCTTGGTCACCCATCCGGCGCTGTCCAGGGTTTCCCAGCTGGCAGCGTTGATGTCCGGATAGCGGCGCTGGAACTCTTCGCGCGGCACGTCGTTGAAGATCCACCCCTCCCGCGCATCCGAACCGTCCGCTTCGTTGTGGGGCCCCAGGACCACGTTCAGCGGGTTCTTGATGCGGCGGATGAAGATCTCCTGGTCGAAGCTGTCGTCGCGCGCGTAGTCGGTCACCACGCGCCAGTAGCCGACGCCGGCGTCCACCTGGTGTTCGGTCGCGGTCTCGTAGGCCGAGTCGGCGTCGCTGTTCGCTTCGATGTGGCGGATGACGCCGTTGAGGATCTCGGCCGTTTTCTTGTCAGCGCCGCCGTCGACCGGGAACACGCGTACGGCGGGCTTGTTCTGGCGCGCCTCGTTCGTGATCTGCCGGTTGTGCTGTTTGGTCTTGTTGACCGTCAGCGCGGGGCGGGCGCCGTTCGGGTCGTTCTGCCTGGCCTTCAGCAGCGCAGGCTCCCACTGGTAGCCGTTGTCGGGGTCGGCGTTGGCGAACTTGTAGTCGGCCTTCCAGCGATCGCGTGCAGTGTTCTCGCGCTCCAGCGAACTGGCCAGGCCTTTCTTGCAACGGTCGATCAGTTTTTCGTCTGCTTTTGGCATTTATCCCATCCAGCCGGTCGAGCCGGTTTTCAAAGCTGGTCGCGGTTTCGCGCCCGAGGGTTTTGGTTTCTTCTTATCCCGGACCATGAAGCACATCATCAGCGCGTCGGCCATGTTCGGCGAGGGGATCTTCTTCGCGCGCATTTCGTCCTTGCTGACCAGCTGGATCATCTTCGAGCCGGCCGTGCGTTTGCGCTGCTGGCGGACCAGCTCAGTCTTGAGCTGCTGCAGGTCCTTGATCTCGCTCGACAGGCTGATCATCGTCATCGGATCGTGGTACTCGCCCTTGACCACCGCCTCGTAGGTGCGCTTGAAGCGGTCGCGCAGCAGCCACCAACCCATGGCGCGCAGGTTGCGAAACACGTCTTCGTTCAGCCGGTCCTCTTCATACTTGCCCGGCCAGGGCGAGTCGCCGGCGCCGAAGCCCTGCACATCGATGTCGCGGTCGGCGATGCGCTCCTTCAGCCCGACCTTCACGCCGGCGCCGACGCCGATGCTGTCGTACACGATGATGTTGGACCGGTACTCGAAGGCGTCATCGAAGGTGCGCGTGATCGCGTCGTCGATGTCGCCTTCGGTCCAGCGCTTCACATCCTCGACCAGCATGCCGTAGCGCTTTGCCACAGCCTTGGCGTCGCTGCCGCTGTCTGCCGGGTCGAAGCCAGTCACGCGGTCGCCGCGCGGCTTGTAGTTCAGCCGTTTGTGCGCATCGATGGCGGCGTCGATCCATTCGGGCTCGATGATGGAGTCCTCGTAGTCGGCATTGCACTCGCCTTCCCAGACGTGCAGGTATTTCTTGAAGTTGGTGGCCTTGTCGCGCTCCATCTCGACCCGCAGCACGTCGGGGAAGCGCGGATTGTCCCGCCACGACACCTTGCGCACATAGGTGTAGTCGTCCTCGTAGACGCCAGGCCGGCCGGCGGCGATCTCCCTGTTGATGTGCTCGATGTACGGCAGCACGAAGCGCGTATAGGTCGGTGCGTCGGGCTCGCCCGGGTTGAAGCTGACCCAGATCTCCGAGTTCGCCTCGCGGATGGTCGGGATCAGCACCTTCCAGCTATTCTCGCTGACGTTTTCCGCTTCCTCGACCCAGACGACGTTGTAGCCGAACTTCGACTTGATCGAGGTGATGTTGCGCGCCAGGCCGACAAACTTGGCCATGGAGCCATTACGGCCGTAGATGCCGTCGTTCTGGACGTCGAAGAAATCGCCCAGGCCCAGCTTCTCGATCTTGGCCTCCAGCACGGCCTTGCTGGATTCCTCGATTGAGTTCTGGAACTCGCGTGCGCACAAAAGCTTAGTGCCGTACTGCCACATCATCCACACCAGGATCTCGGCAATCTCTTCGGTCTTGGCGCCGCCGCGGCCGCCGAACGGGACCTTGATCCGCTTCGGGTACAGCAGGAACTCGAACGCCTCGAACAGTTCAATTTCGAGCGGTTGCTCGAGCACGTTGCTCATGCAGGCCTCACGATCTTGAAGACGGTGCCGCGCGCCGGGTTGGCGGGGCTGGCCTGCTCGGTGTCGCGCCTGTTCAGGTCCTCGATAGTGTCCTTGTTCGCGCGGAGCAGGTTCAGCGGTCCTTCCATAGCCTGATTCGCCATTTTCTGCAGCGTGGCGTGCGCCTGTGCATGCGGCTGGGACTCGCTACCCAGCGGGTTGACGTCATCCATCTTCTGCAGCTGCTGGTTCGCCAGCATTGACAGGCGGTGCGCCGATGCCGCGCTGATCTCGGCAGCCGAGCCGATGTGCTCGCTGATGTTGCTCAGCTTGCGCGCCAGGTCGGACACGATCACCTGCTGGGCCACCGGCAGGCCGGCGATCTGCGAGGTGATGCGCTTGCTCTCGGCGTCGGTGCGCACCTTCTCTTCGGCCAGGACGTGCAGCGGGCTTTTCCCGCTCGGTGATGCCGCCTTGCCGGGCTTGATCTTGCGGCGGATGGACGACTCGTTCACGCCGAACTCGGCCGCCAGCGCGTTGATCGACACGCCGTCGACCAGGTGCCGGCGCTCGACTTCGGCCCACTGCTCGGGAGTAAGAGAAGATTTTCGGCCCATCGCTACCCCCTTTCTTGTGATATCACGAATAAAAAACCCGCACAGGCTTGCACCTGGCGGGCGGAAACCACGCGCGTGGTCGCGGTGGAGGAGACAGCGGTAAATCAGGAAGCAGGGCGCATGCGCATCGTGGCGCGCAGGCCCTGCAGCTGGAGCAACAGCAAGGCCCAGCGGCGCTCGTCTTCGTGGGTCATCTGGAAGTGCATGCTGCCTCCTATGCGTTGACGGTAAAGCCCACGGGATCCGAAATCAGCCGCTTCGAGGCGTCGGTGTAGATCACGCGCGCCGAGTAGTCGCCGGCCTGGTCGAGGTCACCGTCCTGAAACACGTAGGTGCAGTACTTCTTGGCGGCGAACGTGCCCATGCTGGGCGTCACCAGGTCGACCATGCCGACGGTCGCCGGTGCGGTGATCTTCGTGCCATCAGGGCGCGTGATCGCCATCTGCACCGACGTCGCCGCCGACATGTCGTAGTTGGTGTTGACGTCATAGGCGATGCCGTATTCGCCCATATTGGGGTTGTTCATAGCAGGCTCGCTGTCTGGTTGATTCTGTCGGGGCCGAGGTCGACCACGCCGCGCAGCGTGCTCAGGCGCATGATGGTGGCGTCGGCGAAGCGCGGTATCGCACCGGATACCGGCGCGCCGGTTGCAGCGCCGGTGATGACGTAGCTGCCCGGGGCCGCCGGCAGCCGACGTGCAACTCTGAGCGCAGCTGGCTGCCCGGTGATGGCGTAGGCGCCGCCGGTCGCCAGCAGCAGGTGGGTTGTCGCGCTTTTGACCAGGTTGGCCGGCTGGCCCGTGATCGAGTAGGCGCCAAGCGCAGCGGCCATGCGACGTGCAACCTTGAGCGCGGCCGCGTTGCCGGTCAGCCCATAGGTGCCTACGGTCGCGGTCAGCCTTCGCGCGACACGCAGGCCCGCCGGGTTGCCGGTGATCGCGTAGGAGCCTTGCGCGGCCGGGAGGGCGTAAGCGTTGCCGGCCGGTGCGGAAGCGGCCAACCAGAGGCGGCGCGCAGGTGCCTGGAAGATCTGCCAAGGGTTTGCAGAGAATGCCTGCACCTCAGCCGGCGAAAGATCCACAATCGCGCGGCCAGCCATGAGCGTATCGCTGGACGAGGTCCAGTACGTCAAATCCTCAACGAAGCTACCGACGATGAATTTAGACGCACCGTAGTTGGTCGGGGACTCTGTAACGCTCTTGACCATGACGCCGTTGCGCCAAAACTCCATCCGGTCCTGACGACGCACCACCACCAGGCATGTTAGCTTTCCGGCGACGAGCGCCTCGCCCGCCGTGTTCAGCGTCCCCCAGTTGTAGACCGCGCCCCAATCCGTGCCGGTGTAACTACCAACTACGATCTCTTTCGTCCCGAGGGAACTGGCGATACCTGTGCTGTTGTTGCTGGAGCCAGTTAAGAATCCAACGTCGCCGTTACCTTTAGAGTACAGGTCGCTCGAAGGATAGCCGATCCAGAATTCGACGAACGTCTGGGTACCGATCGCGGGCAACAGCTCCGTCTCGCGGTAACCGTTTTTTCGAAACGAGTCCGCAATACCGGCGGGTGTGGCCAGCTTCGTGGCCGTTCCCGCTACGGTCAGTGGCTTACCGGTCGCGACGTTGATCGGCAGGCTACCGAGCACGACCGCTTGCGCGGCAGCGGCAAGCCGATTGCTGCTATCGAGGCGAACACCCTGCTGTGGCTGCTGCCGAAACACCGATGGCAGGATCAGCGAGCCCATCAGATTACCGTTGCCGAGACTTCAGCCGTGTTGATCGTGCCGGCGGTGAACGCCGCGCCGCTATCGTTCTTCACGACGTATTTCACGTAGGGCGGCAGCACGCCACCGAACGCTGCCGCAGTCGAAAAGACTTTCGTCTGTGCGGCCGCGTTGGAGTTCAGCGGCAGCGCGCCGACGAAGGTCATGTCGCCTTCGTCGGTTGCGTTCGCGCCGGTCTGGTAGTTCGCGCCGTCCAGCGACGCCAGGGCAAACAGCAGGGCCTGCTTATTGCCGGCCACGGTGCCTGGGGTGATGGACAGTTCGACCAACAGGTCCAGCGGCTGGTTGGCCGTGTTGTTGGCCGCATTGGAGGTGGCATAGGCGCCATTCGCCAAGGTGGCCAGGCCGCCGACGGTAACGGCGGTGCGCGCGCCGATGGCTTGTTTAACGTTCGCCATGGTCAACCCACCGCGATCAGGGAGGCGAGCACCGAGTTGACCTGGAACTGCAGGTCACCGTCGGTCGATGCGCCGGGATTGGAGGCAATCGTCGGGTTGCGCAGCACCTGCATGGCCAGTTGGCGCGGCGTGATGTTGGCGCGGTCCTGCAGGACGCGATTCGCCCAATCCATGCGCGCACTGTGGTTCGCGGTGGCGGGATCCTCGGCCGCGATGTCCTGCGCCGCCTTCCACATGGCGACTTGGCAGCGGCCCTGGAACAGCGGATCGTTCGCTGCATTGTAAATGTCTGCGTATGCCATGATGGTCCTCAAGCCAGGGTGAAGACGCCAGCAGCCTGGTCGAAGTCGAGCGTGAAGGACTCGCCATCGGCTAGGGTTACCGGGGCGCCGTAGTCGTAGAAGCAGACCAGCGGGCCGCCGGCCGTGGTCGCGTTGTAGACGACCGCATAGCGGAACGGGCCGATGCTTCCGCCTGCGGCGGTGATGACCTCGTCGGCAATGACCACTTTGGCCACGCCTGCGGCCTCGGTCAGGACCACGCTGTCGAGCGCGTAGCCGCCGGCCACGTAGCCAGCACCCGCCGCGATCTGCGCGATGTCGGCCAGCACGGTGTTCGCCACGTTGGGCGCGTTGTTGGTCAGCACCGCCTTGAAGCTGTGCGAGCCAAAGTCGTGCTTCCCGCGTAGGAGCTGCTCGACGAAATCCTGAAACTTGTTGTATGAGGCCATGCTGGCTCACCTCGAATAAAAAAGCCCGCACGAGGCGGGCAAGGCCCTGGTTGCGCCAGGGCTGGAGACACGGTTCGGAAAGCAAAAAGCCCCGCGTCATCGCTGATCGCAGGGCTTTCGGTATTTTCCTTGGACGTGCGAAGGGCTCCCACTGGGAACCCACTGCTGTCCGATCGGAAAATGTACTGCTGGAAATGTTGAAGTCTGGAATTTACTGCTGAGATTTCCGACTGTCAAGAAATTTCGTTCAAGAACTCTTCTGCTGTCCGATTTCTGCAGCGGCGCGCACGACGGCGCGGGCTGTGGCGGCGACTGGGTCACGCTCGTATTCGCTGATCGACGAGCCGGTGATAGCCCACACCTCGTCTGCCACAGGCCCCAGCTTCAGCTTCACGGCCAGCTCGAACGTATCGCCGTAGAACAGCAGCGGATTCCAGCCGTACCAGGTCGAGCCGTCCTCGAAGTGCAAGTTGAGCCAGTTCTCACCCTCGACATCCTCGACCCGCACGGCACCCAGGGCGCGCGCGGCCAGTTCAAGCAGCTCGCGGTCGGCGGCCGGGATGGTCTTGTGCGGGCGCGCTGGCAGTTCGTCTACGGTGTCTTCGTCGTCCAGGTTCATCCCTGCTTCTCCATGTGCTTTTCGACCACGGATTCTATCGCAGCCTGGGCCTGGCGCAGCCTCGCATCATACTCGTGCGCTGGGAAGCCGCACGCCCCGGCCACGCCCCAGGGCTTGGCACACACGACATAGGTCCAGTGCAACACCCAGCGATCCGCCTCTGGGATCTTGGTGATGGCGACGTTGATGCGCTCGGCGTCCGGCACGTCGATGCGATCGTTCACCGCGGCGGCCGGGCCAATCTCTCCGATGGCGTTCCGGCGCATGCTGTCGCAGATGACGCCGGTCATGCAGTCGGCCCCGCTGCCACCGCCCCGGTTGTCCATGTTGGCCCACATGCCCCAGTTCTCCAGGCGGCGGCCGATGCTACGCCGCTCGACCTGGCGCGGCGGCACGGGCTCTGCCGGCTTGGTCTGTTCATAAACCTCGACGAAGTCATCGAGCGGGCGGGTGGGCGTGCCGGTCGGGCGCCACTTGAGCGTGAGGATGCCACGATGTGTCAAGGTTCCACCTCGATGGTTGGGTTGCGCATGTCTCGTCCTTTCGTTGTTCGTTTCGCCGGGTCTTCGGCAAAACCGGATTCTCTTGTTCTGGCGCGCGGCGCGGCTTTCGCTCTGTGCGCCGCGCATTTGCACGACTTTTTGTCTCGGCTTTATTCGGCTTTATCGTCCGGCTTTATGG